TCAATAGCAACAACATAGTCTTTATTTGTCTTGAGTGTTTCATTAAGATATTGATTAAGATATTTTTCTGCCCAACGAATAGTTGCTTGACCAGTAAGAGTAATACCTTCGGCAATTCTCATGTCAAAATATCTAAACCATTTATTACCCATTGCACCATACAAGGAATTCAATAGGATCTTAAGAGCCATCTGTTGGTTTTTGGCAATGGCTATACGCTTCTCAAGTGCATAGACCTCTGACTTGTTGCCACATAATTCTAATTCTTGTTCGGCCTTAATTTGTTTATGTTTAAATTCTACACGTTCACTATAGATTTCTTGAATGATTTGTGGTAATACACCAAGCTTCTTTGTATTAAACCTAACACCATTAACAGCTAAAGCAGTATTAGGTATATTGTTCCTCACTTTACCAGCAAGAGTAGATTCAACATTGACTCCTCGCTCGTCCATACCAGTTAGTATAGTTTCAGGAGACATATTGTATTGCATAATAATTGATGGGTATAGAGAGTTTAAGTCAAACGAACATATCCAGTCATGCATTCCAACCTGAGGATCTTTAACATAACCTCCAGGATATGCACCTTTATATGATTCTTTATTCATCGGTACAGCTATACGTTTGGAATGTAAATCTCTGTATATAAGTGAATCCCATATAGCCACAGTTCCGAGGACTTGCTCATAGTTCACCCCACCTTTATATGCCATAGTTAAACATAGAGTAATAAGACCAAGCTTATCTTCCATACGATCTATAAGCTCTACGTCTTTAATATTATAATCAATAAACTTTTGATAGTCATTATCATATAATTCGTTAAGGTCAGAGGCTTCACCAAAGTCAAGCTTCTTCTCACCGAGAACTACATTGGCAATGTTATCTAATTTGTAAGACTCTTGTGGACCATATGAATAACCAAACTTTTTAAAGATTGCCATATAGTCTAAGACAGCCACACCTTTTATTTCATATTTAGATGTTGTTACTTTGTCTTGAGTATTATGTTTATCTTTATATATCCCTTTGATATATGTTTCTTTACCCTCAATTATTCTCCATGGCGATAAGAATTTCTCTCTTGAATTACCGAGGATATGCTTTATACGATTAATAAGATATGGTATATCAAAGAACTCTACGTTCCAACCAGTAATAACGTCGGGGGAAGTCTTAGCCCAATGATATACAAATTTGTGTAATAGCTCATGCTCATCTGCACATTTAATATAACGAACCTCATGAGTTTGCATAAGAGAATTGTCTACGTCATATTCACCACAACCAAATGTGTAATAGGTATCATCAATATTATTCTTCATTGTGATTGCTGTGATCTCCTGATCAGCATCCGCGGGGTCAGGAAACCCTTGGCCGAATCTACATTCGATATCAAGTGAGGTCACATTAATCATATTACGATCCCATTTGATCTCACCAGGGAATTGCTCATTAAGATATTGTACTACATAATTAGTATTGCCATAAACTTTAAAGTTAGGGACATTACTATATTGCTTGGTAAACTCCGTGGCTTCTTTCATACTACCAAATACTATTGGCTCTACGGGAGTACCATCAAGGGCATTCCAATCGTGGGCATTATTACCTGTATTATTGACGTATATAGTAGGTTTGAATGGGACATTGAAGCTTACCTTCCTGCCATCTTCATAACCTATATATTTAATCATCTTCCCGAAACGGAAAGCGTTGGTATAGAAAGTATTATTCATGATAGTATTATATCATAAATCATACCAAATGTACATATTTTTATGTTAATATTTCTGGAGTCTCGTTTAGTTGAATTTTATTTGTGCCTTGAAGCATTTGTTTATATTGAGCTTTTAGATCATCGGTTGGCATAAGGTTAAACATGATATGATCTTTCTTAATTGTCATTGTATCTAATTCACAATAAGACATATATGGTATAAAACCAATTTGATCTTTATTTGGAATTAAAAGAACTGGATCTGTTACTGTTAACGTTAAACCTGATTCATTCACTACACACACTAATATTTCTTCGCCCGACGTAAGCCGGATTAATTTAATTTTATTCATAATTTACCTATGTTGTTTACTAATATAATCTTTGACCGCTGATTTGATTGCATCCTCCGCTAGTACACTACAGTGTATTTTAACTGGTGGCAAACTGAGAGCTTCTACAATAGCTGTATTCTCAATTGCTTGGACAGCATCTACTGTTTTACCTTTAACCCATTCAGTTAATAATGAAGAAGATGCGATTGCTGAACCACAACCATATGTTTTAAATTTTGCATCTGTAACAACGTTGTCTTCAATCTTAATTTGAAGTCTCATTACGTCGCCACAGGCAGGAGCACCTACCATACCAGTCCCTACTGTTGGATCCGTCGGATCCATCTTACCAACATTGCGTGGGTTATTGTAGTGGTCTAAAACTTGGTCTGAATATGCCATGCGCTCCTTAGTTAATTTAACCTAACAGCAATTTTGCTGCTTTGTTTAATGAACCTAAATTGATAGTTTGAGGCTTATCTTCTTCTGGAATATCATTCTCCAAAATAATAACAAGCAAACCATCTACAATATCTGCACCAATCACTTTGATTGTGTCAGCTATAGTGAATGATCTTTCAAACCCTCTAGAAGAGATTCCACGATGTGTGTAGTCTCTAGTGTCTTCACCAGAATGTTTCTTACCAGTGACAGTTAAAACTCCTTTTTCAAGAGTTAGGTCAATGTCATCTTTACTAAATCCTGCAACAGCGATTTCGATTAAAAAATGACCATCATCTTTTCGAATAACATTGTAGGGCGGATAGCCTACTCCACGAGCTTCACCCGGTGGGATTGCTTGTAATGTGTTGAAGAGTTGATCGAATCCAAGGAATGTATCCCTTGGGAAGTTAAATGCTAAGTTTGACATAATTGTCCTCCTATTAAATAGCAAGGTTAAAAGTGTAGCATCATGCTACGTTCATGCAAGACCTTTCGCATCCTGCAATTCTATTTATACAGGTTTTATTTAATACCTATATTATATTTCGGGCATAATTCCCAGTCAGACTTGTCTTTGTGGGATATTATTTTAATTTGGTTTAGTGCTGCTGTTTCTCCGATTGGTGATACTGTAGTTAGTAATCCCCAGTCATCCATTAATTTGACTATTGTATTTCTACGGTTTAGATCATTTATTGTAAGATTAGATGGCTTACCGTCTAATAAGAATAACTCTTTAAAGTGAGTTATGAAATATCTTCCTTGCTTGTGAAGGATATGACATGATTGAAATAATTTATTATCTTTTTTAGAAGCCACTCCTATTCTCGTGAGAGTTTCACGTATCTTAAGAAAATCATCTGGCTCGGCTAATGTAACTTCTAACATCATATCTGGTTTCCAATTAACCAGTTCATCGTTGTATTCCGCCATAATTTATTCTTCCCCTTATTGTATTCAAGTTTTCATTACTTAAAAGCGGAAGGACATCACGAGCTTTCTCATTACTATAACCATAATATTTCTTTATAGCATTGATATTTTTAGATTCAATAGATTTATTCCACTTAGAAAAACGATTACGTTTTCTAATAGTATTTATAAGAAATTGATACTGTAGACGGCTGTCGAGATGGTGAAATTTATTCATCTCGTTAGCATATATAACAGTATCTGGGAAGTAAGATAGACCACGATTAACCATAAAGGCATTATAGTCTTTCTCATTCTCTAATATATCTTTTTTAGTATTCGATATAGAATTAATTAATTCAAACGGGTTCAATTGTCTTAACCATAATTATATTATTTAAAAACTGAGGTGTTTCAGGTATTAATGATCCTTTTAATAAGTGTAACGTTTGTTCATTATCCTCTGCATCTTTATACATTACTTCAAGATTAAAATCAAGTAATAAATCCAATAGATCTTCTTTACTAACAGTTTTATTCATCTATTACTCCTACCCCCTTTGCTAAAAAACTATTCATTGCTTTTAATAATTTGCTGGCTTTGTCTAATTGCCATACAACATTAACCATGGCTAATGCTATAATTATAGATGCATAGTCTGCTAGTTCCTGTACCATACTGGTCTCCTATTTAAATATTAATAACAAGATTACTATTATTGGAATAGCTATTGCTATTAGTATTATCATTTAAATTTAATTTGTGACATTATTTCTGTCATACATGCCACTACGTTTAATTCATGATCAGCTACAAAACTATCCTTATAGGAATAATCTGCAAGTATGAGTACTAATTGTGGAATGCTGTTAGGCGTCACATACTCAACCATATTGTCATAAACCAT